TCGTGGGTGTCGATCACTTGCTCCATGCACCGCTGGAGGCACTGACCGAAAAACGCCCCGGTGTATTTGATCGGGGCGATCCCGTGAGGCGCGAGAGCCTGCGAGATGCAGAAGAAATTATCAGTGAAGCCGAGGCGAGGGACGCTCATCAGAGCGGCTACCTTCACCTCGGCTTCACAATTACCGACACGCAGCAGCATGGTTCGCTCCTTGTGAGGAGCGGGCGCGCATCCTTGCGCCTTTGTCGGCCGTCATGGCCGTCCCGCTTGTACGGGACTAGCCAACGACTCGGCCGATGACACCAGCGTCGGAGTTCGACACGGGCGACTCTTCGGCACGACCCAGGCGGGCCACCATCGCCACGTTCGCCGTCGCGCCGGGGGTGTAGGACACCTTGAGGTAGCGCTTCTTGGCCTTCGTGTCGATGTCCAACTTGAGGACCGACGTCAGGGCCGTGCTCGTGACAGCGGGAATCGCGAAGCCACCGACGCCGCCGCCCACCAGGGCCGTGACGTTCGAGTAGGACGAGTTGTCGTCCGACTCTTCGACCTTCACGGCATTGGCGAACACCGTGCTGGCGTTGCTCGCCCGCAGCACGGTCACGCTGGCGTGATCGTAGCCGAGGGTGTCGATCGTCAGCGTGGCAGTCGCGGTTGCGCCGATGGCCGCAGCCTCGACGTTCGCAACGACCTTGTGGCTCTGGGAGTGGATCATGTTTCAGGGGCTCCTGTTATCACGAGGCGGCCGAACGGAGGGCGATCACAGGACCGACCTCCGAAGTCGTGCCAAGGGTGTGTGCGACCGAATCGAACCGCATCGTTCCCTGGAGCAGGAGCTGGTCGGTGGTCGCGTAGACCTGATCGAACAGCCGCACCGAGAAGTCACGACGCCGGGCGTAGATGCAGGCGAGGTTCAGGTTGCCGTAGAGCACCTTCACCTTGCTGGCGTCCGCACCGAGGGTGCTGTTCATCACATGCACCATCCGCACGGGGTAGCCGAGGAAGGACTCGCCAGCACCGGCACCGATGTTCTCGACCGTGTTGCCGCCAGCGGCGTACTTCAGGCGAGCGATGCTCGAGGCGTAGCCAGCCGGCGAGACGTACCAAGCCGCACCCTGACGGGCGTAGAGGGGCAACTTGCCCATCGCGGCCAGGAAGTCCTCGATGTCGAGGGTCTCGAAGGCGGTGTTGCCAGTCGCGGCCGACACCACCGAGGCGGTGTGGGTGCCGTCGTTGATCTTGTTGATGACGCCGTTGATGCCACCGTACTGGCTGGTGCCGTCACCGATCCAGCCGCACTGGTCGATGCGGAAGGCCAGCGAGGTCGAGAACTCCGTAGCGATTGCGTCGGCCAAGGACACTACGCCAGCCGTATCTTCGACCACCTCGGTGCTCATCCGGCAACCGACGGCCAACTTCTTGGCGACGAGCGACACGTTGCCGTAGGTCGGCTCGCTCTCGCTCACGGGGGAGCCTTCGCCCACGAAGTAGGCCGTGGTTCCGGTGAGCCGCTTGGGGATCACCATCGTGTCCCGGCTCATCGACACGTTCTCGACGGCCGAAGGATAGGTGCCGTAGGTCTCGACGAGACGAATCGCGCGAGCGGCGAACTCCTCCGGCACCAGGCTGCCGCCGGCCGAGTTGCTGCCCTCGTTGAGGGCGCGGGCCTCGACGCCGTGCTCACGGCACCACCGGATGTCCGACTCGTTCTTGAACACGGTGGCCTTGATCCACCGGCCGCAGCGGTAGGCGCTCTCGACGGCATCGGGGCCGTCGTTGAACGCACGCAGGGTCGAGTGATGCGGGTTGATCGCCCGAATCTCGACCTTCTTGGGCTGCTCGGCAGCCGCGGGGGCGGCGGGGGCCGCCGGGGCCGCAGCCTCGACGACAGCGCGGAGTTCCTGCTCCTTCGCGGCGAGCTTGCCCTCGAACTCCAGGTCGGACTTGACCTTGTCGGCCTCGTCGGAAAGCCGACGGAGTTCCGCGGTCTGATCCTCCGAACGCTCGGCCACATCGGCCAGTTCGGTCATCCGGGCGGCGATCGCCGCGGCACGGTCCTGAAGACGCTTGAGGTTGCTCGCCATGATTGGCCTTGCTCCTTGTGAAGCCGGCCAATCGCGAAGGTGCGGCGGCCGGCGGGTGGTTTGCCCGCAAGCGCGCCGCGAAATGAATCCTCAAGTCGCTCGCACTGCTCCCTGCGAAATCCTTCGCAGGGCGTATATCTTGATTTGTAGGGTACGGACTACTTGCCGTGCAAGTGAGTCCGCAGCATCGTTGCCTTGAGCGATGCGATCTTCGACCGGAAGTCCTCCGTCGATGCAGAGACTACGACGGTGATCGGCTGCGGCTCGAGCGACTCTTCGTCGATGTCTCGCTCTTCGTCGATTGTCGGAAGATCGCGCTCGCCTTCCATTTCCTTGACCTTGCGGGCCGACCAGTTCTTGGCGGCGTTTCCGCCCCACAAGAGCCACGCCACAAAGCCGGGCTTCTCTTCGCCGGCCTTGTCCCAGCCGGGGGACTTGCTCGCTGAATCGTGCCTGGCGAACCAGGCATTCATCTCACGAACCCAGTCATCGTTCATCTCCTCGCGGCGGGCCAGGCGGTTGGCGCGAGCCACCGTCTCCGGCTTCAGGCCGTCGCCGGACTTGCCTTCCTCGTGGAGTTTCAGACCTCGTCGAGCCGCCGAGGCCATTCCGGCCGTAGGTTTGAGGCTGACGGCGGCACGCTCTTCTTCGCCGGCTTCCACCGTACCGTCTTCTGGGGCGGTTTCGGCTTCCGGCGGAGCAGGTTCCGCAGAATCTTCGACCACAGGGCGATCCGCTCGCTGCTCATTCGCAGGCTCCTCGGCCTTGGTGTTCTCGGCGAGAGCCATCTCGATGGCCCGCTTGCTGACGTAGGTTTCGGTGGCGAGATAGGCCGGGGTGTCGACGGGGCCGGCGTCCCCGAGGAACGAGAACTTCTTGATCCGGCGGATCATGCGGCCGTTCGCATCGCGGGTCCATGCTTCGTCCTTGGGCGACGAGCGGAAGGCGAAACTGCTGCCCCGGACATCCCCGCGCTCGATGAGTTCGATGACGTCTGCGGCCGACCGGGGCGGGTCGATCTCGTATCGCAAACCGCGATCATCCACCATCAGCCGCATCGTGCCGCTGGTGGTTCGGCCGATGACTCGCTCGTGGTTGTATTTGCCGAAGACGTCGGGATTCGTCCGCATCACATCGTCGAACGCGCCGCGCTCCACGATCTCGACAAAACCTCCCAAGTCCTGCGACTCGGATTCAAAGACGGCAGCGTAGCCCCTGATGACCGTGCGGCCATTGTCGTCCTGCTTGACATGAAGCCCCGGAACTTCGCCGATCAGGCGTCGCTCAAGTTCGCACGATCCGTCCATGACTTCGTCGCCTCCTCATACGGCCTGCCGGAGCGGTGACACTCCAGAAGGCGGTCTCTCGTCTCTTCCATCCACGCAAGGACGAACGCCTCGATGTCGCGGCCTGTGGCCTTGGCGGCGTCCAGGAGTTCGGTCTTCATTCGCTGCTCGTGGGCCTCGAGCCACGCCTGCAACTTCCCCGGCTTGTTGCGGCGCTCGAGAATCCCGTCGGCCTCGACGGCCGCGAGCCGTCGGAGCGTCGTGCGGAAGAGCACCTCGGCCGCGGAGCGGTCGCTGGTGGCGGCCTCACCAGGCGTCGGCCCGTCGTTGCCGTCCTCCGCATCCTGCTCGTCGGCATCGTCGTCTATGCTGTCATCGCCGGAGGCGTCGGCGGCCGGGGCTTCGGGTGCTCCGGTCGGGTTCTCCATCGTGAAGGCGTCCAGGAGTTGCATATTCACCTGGACGAACCGCTTGTTGCCGAGGCCGTCGGGGAGCGGGTTGTAGCCGATCTGGCCGCGAATCTCGTCGACCGAGAGGCAGCCCATGTTGAACATCTCTCGCAGAAACTGCGACCTGGCCTGGTAGTCGCCGGCCATGAGCGCCGACATATCGAACTCGACGAAGTAGTTCTTGTCGTCGGCAATCAGGTCGCGCCGGACAGCAAACTGCCACCGCCGGCAATGCGGAATGAGCGAGAACGTCGCGAAGTCGATGGCCGACTGCTCCACGGTGTTGTAGCGGACATTGCTCAAATCACCGAGGAGGTGCAACGGCACCCGATAGCCGCGCCCGATTTCTTCGACGGCGTAGCGACGGGTGGCGATGAGCTCCGCATGTTGATTGTTGACCGGGTCGCTTTTCTTGTGGAATCCGAACGGCATGACCACGGTCGAGAACGCCTTCGTCGGGCCGCGGTGGGCGTCGTCCCACTGGGACTTGAAGTTCCGCAGGGCGTCGGGCTTGAACGGCTGGTCGGTTTCGATGTACGTCCCCGTCTGGGCGCCGTTGCCAAAGAACGCCGACGAGTGCAGTTCCGTCGCTCGGGCGAGGGCGATGGCGTCCTTCGCGAGCGAGATCGGGACGTAGCCGGTGACGCCGTCGCTCGAGAGCCAGCGGAGGTGGAAAACCTGATCCTGCCGGTACTTCTTCGGCTCGGCCTGCATCGGCTCGGTGTATTGGTACTGGAGCCGGCCGTTCTCGAGCCGGACGATCGTCATCCGGCTGGCGTGCAGGGGGATGAGTTGGTCGACGGCCCCCCGCCGGCCGGGCTTGATGAGGGAGTAGGCGTTGCCCCAGAGGAGCAACTGGCTCATCATCCACTCCCGCCACTCAAAACTCGTCATCCAGTCATTCGGCTGGTAGGCGAGGACTTCCTGGAGGGGCTGGTCTTCGGCGATCTCCTTGCCGCCGCCAGGCAGACGCCGGTAGAGGTTGAACGGCATCGAGGCGATCGACTCCGACAACACCCTGACGCAGCAGAGAACCGCGCTGCACTTCAGGCTGCTCTCGGGACTGACGGTAACGCCGGCCGTCGTTTTGTTGTTCTCGACGATCTCCTCGAAGACGCGGGAGAGGCTGGATCGCATCTCCAGGAGGTCGCTGACGTTCTCGGAGTCGAAGTCAGGCATCGTTTAGAACACCACCAGTTGCGGGTCTTCCTCGGGGCCATGCGTTTCGCTGCTGGCGAGGCCCAAGGCCATGATCAAGGCCACGGCGGCGTCGATCCTTGCGGTCGCGTGAGAGTGTTGTTTTGTAGGCTTTACGTTCCCGGCGTCATCGACGCGGCACTGCATATTGCTCAAGTGGAGGGCGATCGCCTTGTTGTCACCGAGGCGGAGCCGACCTCCCAGCGCCAGCGCCTCGAGCAATTTCGTCGGCGATGACATCGAGGCATAGCCCTGTCCATAGGGCTTCACTTCGATGCCTTCAGCGACTAACTGCGTCGTGATATGCGTGGCGTTCCAGCGATCAATAGCCACGGCGCGGACTGCGTTCTTCTCGCAAAACGAGAGGACGTAGTTCCGAACCGTGTCAAAATCGACAAGATCGCCTTCTGTTAGTGTAACGAATCCATCCTTGGCCCATTGCCGATACGGCGCTTCCGGCTTGTCGGCGTTGTCTTCGGGGATGAAGAGGTGCGCGTGAACGTCGAACGAGCCGTCCTCGTCGGGCCAGACGGCGACGAACGCCGTGGTGTCGGTGTTGCTCGACAAGTCCAGGCCGCAGTAGGCGATCCGGTCGCCGGCAGGCTTCGTCGGGACGAGGCACTTGTCGATCGTGCCGCTGCGGAAGTAGCGGTTTGCCCCGTTGCTCACCCACTGGTTCAGGTACAGCGTCCTGAACTTGATCTCCTGGACGACGCTCTCGCGGGCGAGGGCGGCCTCTCGCTCCATGAACTCCTGCCGCACCGTCGTGCCGTAGTTCGGCATGGCGATCCGCCAGGTGGCCTCGTCGAACGGGTCGGCATCGTCAGGGGCCGCGAAGATGCACGGCAGAAACGTCGGATCGTCGATCAGGCCGTCCTTGACCTTCAAGGCCCGCTGCCACTCGTCGTAGCAGGGGCCGACGCGGTCCATGCCGGCCGTGGTCACATAGATGACGAGCGGCTCGGCTCGCGCACCCATGCCTGATTCCAGCACATCGACGAGGTCTCGGTTGGGCTGAACGTGATATTCGTCTACCACCACCAGACTCGGGTTGTAGCCGTGTTTGCCCTTGTGCTCGGAGGAAAGGAACTGAATTGTGCTCTGCTTGTGCGGGATGACGATGGAGTTCTTGTATATCTTGCACCGCTTGAGCAGGCCGGGACAGGATTCGATGTACCTCGAGCACGCCGTGAACAGGAGGCTCGCCTGCTTCCGATCCCCAGCGGCGATGAGAATCTGGCCGCCGGCCTCGCCAAAGAAGCCCTCGTAGGCGCCGATGACGGCGCACATGGCCGTCTTGCCCATCTTCCGCGGCAAAGCCAGGAGGCTCCGCTGGTACTGCCGCCGGCCGTCCGGCCGCTTCGTGTTGAAGAGGCGGTCGAGGTACTCGTCCTGCCACGGGGCCGGGACGAACGGCTGCCCGGTAAACGGGGACTCCGTATGCTTCAGCAGCCGCGCGAACTCGCGGATGTCAACCCGTCGCTGCGTCGTTGTCAAAGAGGGCGTCCACCGGGTCGTTTGTCACCTTCACCGCGCCGTACCCGAGACGGGTGCGGTCGGCGGGGGTGAGGCCCAGGACGGTTTCCAGTTGCCGTAGCTGCTCGTGGCAATGGTTGCTTTGGGACTGCCACTTCGTGGGCCGGCAGAACCGCAGGGAGCCGTCGGGGGCGAGAACTTCTCGCCAGCACTCGCCGGTCTTGGCGAGTTGCTGTTCGGCCTCTTGCCACTTGTCCCAGGTTATCGCATATCGCGATATTACCTGAACGTCAGAGTTACATAACGTCCCCATCTGCTGTGTAAACTCGCAGACTTGACGAAACATTGCCTTCGCCGAGGGCCGCAGCCACTCCGGCGGCTCGGGCAGGGCAGTAGCCGGCGTGCCGAGTTCCTCGCGGTACTTGGCATCTTTCGACCCTCTCATTGAGAGGATGTGCTTCGGCGTTGGTGCTGGGCCTCTGACCATGACACCAGCGTAGGCCCGGCAGCACATGGCACGCAAAGGAGTCTAGGAAACGTCGAAAAACGCGGCGAATAGCCGCGGTTTTCGCGATTCGAGAAACGCGAAAGCCGTCGGCCAGCGAATTGGTCATACCTCCGCGAATCCGCCCCTCTGGGAACAGGCGGTCTGCTCTCCGAACCCCCCTGGTGGGTGGCCCCCCTACCTATGGGGGGATCGTTTTATCCCCTAGTTTCCCGCGGCCGATTGTGCGCAGCGGCGCCGCGAGCCTTGAAACGTAGGGCGTCGGCGCCGTTGTCTTGAATACTAGGTGTCCAGTCTGCGCCCAGTTAACTTTTCCGCGGCCGGTTGCCGATGGTAGTGTTGACACAAGCCGGGGCGCCGATATTCTTGTGTTGTGCGGCCGACGTTCGGCCGCATTCAAACCCTAGGGAAAAGACGATGAAAACCGCGAAGAAAACAACGGCCCGCATCCCGAAAAACCCGGCCGCGATCGATTGGAATTCCCGCGTCTTGTCGATCCTGTCTTCAAACTCGAAAATAGAAAAAACCCCGGCCGGAGTGCCGATTATCAATTCCGGCATTTCACTAGCACCGTCGAAGCGTTCCGGCGTTCGGAACGTTTGTCCCTCCGCCACGGCGGCCTGTATTGCGGCTTGTGTTTTGTGGTGGGCCGGCCGGACGGTCACGGCCGTCGTCCGCGGCGCCGCGATCGCCCGGACAATGCTCTTACATTTTGCGCCGGCCGTTTTCCATGCTCGACTCGATCGCGAAATCGCGGCGCAGGAAGCCGCGGCCGATGAAGCCGGCGCCCGGTCGTTCTGCCGGCCTAATGCGGCTTCCGATGAAGACTACGGCCCGGCGATTGCAGCCCGTCATCCGCGGACGACTTTCTACGATTATTCGAAGGTCCGGCAGCGGGTCCGCGATTATCTCGCGGGCAAGCTGCCGGCGAATTACCACGTTTCCTATTCCGTCCACGAGCATTCCGAATTCAAAGACGTCGCCGAATTCCTACGGGCCGGCGGAAATGTCGTCGTCGTCGTCGATTCCTACTACTGGGGGCCGTCGAAACGGTACGGTACGCTCCCCGCGGCCGTTACATTCCGCGGGCCGGACGGAGAAGAAATCACCGTTCCGGCGATCGACGGCGACGTCGCGGACCCGCGGACCCCGGAATTCGACGGCCGCGGGAATGCCGTCGTCCTTCGGCTGAAATCACAATCTAACCGAGTAAAGGCTGCGGCGCGAAAGTCTGGTTTCGCGCGTTGGTTTGAATTCGGCGGGAAAGAAT